GTTTTTTTCTTAAATCAATTTTAATGGTACCATCTTCACTTGTTGTAATATTGGTATCATCATCTGGTGTTTCAACAACCGCCGGCTCAGCAGTTTGTTGTTCTTGTGCTTGCTTTTCAACCGCTTCCTGTGCAGTTTCTTCAGCTTGAATTGTTTCTTCAGCCATAATAAAATATTATAAAATTAATAAAAAATAAATGTTATCTTGGTTCAAACATTTCTAAATTAAATCCGCTGCCCATAGTATCGTTCCCAGCAGATTCAAATTCTTGCTCACCTTTTCTATCTTTCCTTTGTTCAATAAGTCTGGATTGTTGGCTAGCTTGAATTCTTGTTCTTTCGTCTTTACGATCTTCTTTGTATTTTTCTTTATCAGTAAGCATTTGACTATCTTTTTCTTTAATAGCCATATTGAGGTCAAATTCAAAACGCATTAATTCTTTTTTCAATTCTTTTTCGCGTTCAAGTTTTTGAATTGCTAATTCAGCCTCAATTTGTGCTAACTGTGCTTTTTGATTTGTTAAAGCTTCATTTTTTTGTATATCAGCTTGCGCAGCAGCTTGTGAAGCTTGTATATTAGTTTGAGATTGCATTTGCATATTTCTTTCTGCATTAGCGCGATCTTCTTCTAATTTTTTGCGTCTTTTAACTTTTAAGTATTGGTTAGCTAATTTTGTATTTTTAATTTCTCTAACATCAATAGCATCTTCAAGATAAATTTGATCTTTAGCTAAAGCCTGTTGAATATTATTTTCAAGCATTTGCTTTTCCTCTTCATCAGGTGCTAATTCAATATAAATACCAAAGTCATGCAGATGCATATTTTTAATATCTTCTAAAGTACCCACATTAAATCTACCAATGCTAGATATGAACGCATCTCTTGTTGGTGAGAATTCCAATACGTCAGAAATACGTAAACTGATTGCCTCTGCAGTTTTTGCGGCTAAATATAGGCTAGATTGTAATATATGTCTAGTTGCAGTATTTGAATTTGCTGCAGCAAGCTTTTGTACCCCAACTAAAGCATTTTTATCTGGCATTGATCCATCACGCGCTTCGTTTAATCCAGTTACGTCGCGGATCATTTGTAAATAATAATTATAAGTATTTATAAGTGAACTTATTTTATTATTACCGCCATTTGATGTAAGCTCTTGAATTGGCATACGCCCAGGATTCATATCCCCTTCTTGTGTCATTGATCTACCAATAACAGAACCGGTTTGGAAGAACATATTCAATGCCTCTTGTGGATTATAGTTTGTTCCATTACCTAAATCAATTTCCGCTAATCCGTCTGCATCTAAATAAACTCCATCAGGGATCATTCTTGACATCACCTGTTGAAGTTTTAAATGTGTTAATTGGATCATATCCGCAAATCCAGTAATTCTGCTTACTAAAGACTCAATACGTCCTTTATATATACGGGGTGCAACTACATGGTAATTTAACATTACTTTTGTAGTATCACTTTTTGGGCGGATCATATTTTTAGCCAACTCCCATTTTAGCATTTTTTTTGTACCAAGCACAAATACCCCGTCATAAACAACATCTACAGATCTTGATTTTTTTTCAAATCTTGCTCTTTCATCTTTAGGCGGATCAAATTGATCTGACTTTGGGATAGCTTTATCAGCACCACTTGCTGTTTTCTTTATTTTAAATACTTCGTTATTATATGTTTTATAATTAAAATATAATACTTGAATGGTATTTGCATCAAGAACACTATCTTCATTTATAAAACGATTATGCGAAGCAGATGTTTGAACGCCTTGTTTAGTTAATTCAGCTAATTCATCTTCTGTAAGATTTGGGAATTGTTGTTTTAACTCATTAATAGTCACGCTTTTTACTTCACCAACATAATATATGTCGTCAAAATAAGGTGAATAAGTATAAGAATAAACAATATCAGCTGGGTCTACATACTCAACTTTGATTCCCTGAGAGGTATTAAATGTATTTTTAACACATCCAATACCAATAACAGCTAAATCATAATTTAATCGTCTTTGAATTAAATCATAATTATTTGAATTAAGAACAGAGTTAATAGCTTGCTCCTCAGCAATTTCAATGGCCTGCTTATATTCAAGTTGCATATGCAAAGAAAGCTCTTCTTCGTTTTCAGGCAATTTTGCAGGGTCATTATAAAAAAGATCAATTCCAAAATCTTGTTTTATGTTTTCTGTTAATTGCTTAGTTTCCATATCTAATAATATGGATTCAATATATTTTGTTCTTTTTGTTACAGAAGCAGGATCTTGACTAAATGCTTTAATATCATAAAGTCTATCAGACATACCATTTACAACAATGTCTACAAACTTAGGTATAATAGGCACAGGCTTCCAATCTAAATTAAGATAAGATAAATCACCATTAATTGATAACTCATCTTTATACTTTTTTACTGATTGTTCGCCTCTAGCATATAATCTTAGTCTATGATATTCATCTCTATTAGAATAAAAACGAGTTGCACCTGAATCTCTTTTAAACCATTCGTGTTCAATAGCACGTGCTACTTCTAATCCGTAATCTAAACTAGCCTTTTCAGCATCGCTTGCTATTTGACTTGGAAATGAACTTTTTAATATTGTTTCAGCCATGCTATTTTATTATTTGCGAATGCATTCCTTTATTATTAAATCTTTTTATTTGTATCTCTACAGTTTGTTTTTCGTACTTTGGTTTTGGATGATATAAATGTCTATTGCATGCCATTATGGCTAGCCCTGAACTAATTGCCGCATCAAACTTTGTTCGTTTATTTATATCAAAACGCGCCCAATCATTTAATGTTTTATTAAAATATATATTGCCACCACCATCTTCATTATAACCAACATATTTATTTATATATGTTTCTATAGCGGCAGCATGCGCTTGCTTTATATCTTCCGAGGTATTTGGTATACCGCCTATTTCTTTTTCTGTTATAGATAATTTATTCCAAACTTTATCTGGGCGGTTCATTGAAAACCCTCTGTAACCCCTTCTTCTTAAATGATATAGAAGTCTTGGTTTATTATTTTCAGCTAATATTGGCATTCCATAATATACGATAGCCATAAGAACATCTTCAAAAAACATTTCAGCTGTTTGAGGCCTTGCAATATATTCAAGAAAAAATGTATTAGGCGGAGCGTCTTCCATACTAAACTTAGTTAGCCCGTGTAAAGCGCCTTTAGAACCTATCCCATCGGTAGTACCCGATATATCATATGAGTCACAACCAAATGCCCCCATATGTTCATTTCCTGGATACTTAACACCCTGTTTTACTATTACATTGTTTTCTAAGTTTTTAGGCGGTGTCCAGCTAACTAAAAACCTTCCATTAGGGTTGGGTGTAAATATTACCCTACCGTCTTTTATTCCATTTTCCCACGAAAACGAACCTTTAGTGACAAGGCCAGATCTGATAACATCCTCATTAAAATCAATTTGTTCATATATTTTAGTTAAATTAAATATACTATTTTTAGCTTCATCTCTAAATGCATGCTCTTCAGTTCTAGGAAATTGGCGATAGTATTCGTTTAAACCATCACTATCGTGCTTTAATCCATCTACTTCATTTTCCCAAAAGTCAATTACTCCAATGTCGATATACTCACCATCATTTCCAATGACGGGTTCTTCTGGAGTATCAAAGACAGGGTATCCGTAAGAATCAATGTATCCTTCGTAGTTCCATTCCATAGGTATGAACAAACTATATAATCCCGAGCTAGTCTGTCCATTTTTATTTCGCCTTGTAACATCTGAGTCATAATAAAGTTTTTTGAAGTTATCACCACCTTTTTCTAATGCATTGGATGTTGATCCCATCATACACTTTCCTATAATTCTACTACCAAGACGTAGTGTTGTTTTTGTTACCCTCCAGTTATTTAATATATTGTCAGGTCTTTCCCATTTACCAGATTCATCGTGTACCAGTAGTTTAAGCTTTTCACCATCATAACTGTTATCACCTGTGTTTTTCCAGTCTATTGTTGTATCAAGACCTTCTAATATTTGTTTTTCACTGGTTTCCGTAATGGACTTTTTGGTAAGCTTGGAGGCTGGTACCCTGTATGCAAGTTCTGACTTTGGTCTGTCCATTCCGTCTTGTATTGGCTTAAAAAAGAACGGGTAGTTAACGGATATTGGTACAACTTTATCTGTAAACATCTTTTTTGCATCTCCACCGGACTTAGATAGTATTCCAAATCTTGCATCTGACGTAATTGTTGCTTGGTTAACGGTTTCGCTTGATGCCATAAAGCTAAACCCAGAACGTCTATTTTTGAGGTAGCACATTCCATAACAGCGTTTATCAGCCTTGCAGGCTTCCCAGAATATAAAGAATAATCTATTTGCTTCTCGAAAGTCTGGCTTCCCAACATCAATCTTGGTGTGCTGCAGGTACATATAATGAGAACCAGTGATATAAGTAGCTGTGCCTTTATTATAAAACCAATAACCTTCTTCGCGTCTGGTAAATTCTCTATCAATATATGCATACCATTTGTTTTTAAATG